GATGGGACACAAGCAGGTAATACGTACTCAGACTCTAATAACTACGTTGCAGGGCCGCTATCTTTAGGAACGTATAAGTGGCCTACGCCAAGTACCGCTAATATGTTAAATGGCTACATCGACGAGGTGCGTATCTCTGAAACGGCCCGTTACACCAGTAATTTCACCGCCCCATCCGCCCCATTCCCAGACAAAGGACAATAGATATGAAGATAGCAATCTTAGATGGCTCTACGGTAGGCGAGATAGCAGACCACAAGTCACTCTTCCCAAATACCAGCTTCCCCAAGTCTGGCCCTGACAGCGATTGGCTGGCAGCTAACTCTTGTGCAGAGGTCGTAACCTTCTTGGCCTTCGACAGTGCAACACAAACCTGCGATGGCGTTGATCCTTACTTATCAGACGGCAAAGTCTACACACGCCGTGTAACTGACATGACATCAGACGAACAGGCGGCAGTGGTAACAGCAGCTAATGCAGCGGCAGCTACTCGCAATCGTGCTGAACGTGACAAGCGTTTAGGTCAGTGTGATTGGGTTGTAACTAAAGCCCTTGAGAGCGGCACGACTGTAGCATCTGATTGGGTTACCTATAGAACCGCGTTGCGGGACATTACTAGCCACTCTAACTGGCCTAACCTTGTCTACCCAGACATGGACGGCAGTGGTGGCGATTGGCCTACTTCCCCATAATAAATAGGAATACCCAATGGACAAAAGAACGGTAAGCTCAGCTCATGCAAGGATTGATGGATTGGAAAAGGAAGTCATCGCGATAAAAACTGAGGTAAAATATCAATTCAAAGATTTATTCAACCGCGTCAAGCGCATAGAAGGTATATTTCTTGCCGCTGCTGGGTCAATAATTGCCTTGCTCGTTACAGTTCTGATGAGGATGTGACAATGCGTTTCCTTGCCATGTTAGTTTTTATTATGGCTGGGGGCGCATCTAATGCCCAAGTTTCTGACACTGTATATAGCGACAGTAATGTAACTTCGTCTGGGACAATGGACACCACGGTTCGCAGCCCTCCACCCTCTGCAATATCCCCACAAATCAGCACTGGGACGGGCGACCTTTGCACGATTGGCGTATCTGGTGCAGTACAAACCCAAATTCTTGGCATATCAGTGGGCAAGGTTTACACCGAAGAGAACTGCTTACGCTTGAAGAACGCTAAGACTATGTATGATATGGGCATGAAAGTGGCGGCTGTTTCTGTAATGTGCCAAGATGCAAACGTAAAACTTGCCATGAAGAATGCCGGGACGCCCTGCCCAATTAGAGGTCTAATAGGCGATGCTGCTACGATGGCATGGGAGGCGGAGGACAGTATCGAACCCGCTCCGAAGATGGACAAGGGCGCTATAAGGGGTATGATTAACAATGTTGATAAAGACACAAAGATCGGTGTTGGCGCTGTACTTGGCGCTCTTGGCCTCCTCCTCTTACTCTGAGCCGTTTACATACGGCGCAACTGGTAACGCTGCATACAGTGGCCTAAACTGGTCAATGGGGTCTGTACTGCCCTCTGTGACGGGCTTAGACATAAATGGCCTTATATATCGCTACACAACAGTCAAGAATACCGAAGACGCCATGAAGGTCCATGTAAGCAATCTAAATGCTCTGGGCAGCGGGTATATTTTTAGAGAAACTGACGATTGGAGCGGCGTTCCCGGCAACCGGATCACCAAATCATTTGCGTTAGGCAATACCCCCGGTGTGAATTGGGGTAACGGTTCTATCTCTGTTGACGGTACGGGAAGCGTTCAGGATGCGGTTGTGGTTTACAGCTACCGGATTGATGCGTGTTACGATCCGCAATTAAATCCCGGCTGTGTTGGTTACGTTAAGCCTGCACCTCCCGTAGTTGATGTTGAGGTTTATGACACTCTTGAAGACGAACTTATCCTTGCAGTTTTAGACAGCGACACTAACTTTAAATATGATCAGGATGGAAACCGTATCGTTGACGATGACAATGAAGAAAAAGAAACAAGGCTGGAAATGGGGCTTACTGCGTCCAATAATGCGCTAACAATGCTGCGGGTGCAGGGCCAAGCTGAGATAATAAACGCAATTAATCTCCAAACTGATTTAGCTATGTACTATAATTCAACGATAAACGGTGGAAGATACGGAGATGTCAAAACTTTGACGGATGCTAATTTACCCGATAATAGTAAGGCACTGAGAAATAATTTAGCGCAACAATTGCTGCACGAAGAAATGGTGCAAATGCAATATGGTGAATGAGGTTTAATATGAAGTATCCTGTTTTAATTCTTTCAATGTGTGCTTTCCCTGCGCTTGCCGAAGTAGAAATTGTTGGCAACATTGAGGCAAAGTGCATCATCCAAACAGACACGCCGGGTGTTTATGGCAACCCTACGGCTACAAAGTTGTCTACGCTTCCGGCTGATGGTGGAGTTGTCCCTATAGTTAGGTATGATGTAGCGGTGGCAAATTACTATACTGCGCGGATTACATCGCCTACAGCTTTTTCATCTTCGCCAACGCTCACGGACACTGTTAATTGGACTGGCTCTACTGCTGTAGGACAAACCACAGATGCTACTATGTCAGCATATGACACCAACAAAGTTGTTTACGGGGCTACTACTGATTTCAGTTTAACTGTAGCTGGCAGCACTTGGTTCGATACAAGCTCAACTGCTATTTATGGTGTAGATAAAGCGTTCCCCGGCGGAAGTTATACCGCCATCGTACAGGCAGAGTGCATTGCTAACTAAAGCATCACTGTTGTTTCTTGTCTGGTCTTCTGCTTTGGCGGCACATGAAATGACGCCTGCCTATCCAACTCTAAAACCTTCCTACGTTGAGGGGGTAATGAAGGCAGAGATGTCTTTGTTTAATTACCGATCTGACGTTAAGTATTATAAGATCGCCCTCTTCGATGCTGACTGGATCAACGTACCCTTTGCCACAAAGTACAGAGTTTTAAAGGTAAAACATGAGGAGCGGCAAGACTTTTCAGTCTACATAAGAAAAGCTGACTTAGTTCGGGCGGTGTATCTATGCACAACATCCAAGATGCTAAAGAAGGCTGGCGTCAAAACGGTAATCTCCTCTAGGATATGTTCGCGAGTTGATGGGGCTAGGCCATGAAATGGTATGTAGTTTTCTGGATGGTATCGTTTATAATTTTCATTAGCGTTCTTGAGGCAAGATCGGAAAGCAGTTCGCTTGCGCTTCAACTCCCAAGCGCACCGATGAACTATCAATCTGATCGTTTTCGCGCTGGTAATCTGGATTGTAGCAATGCTGTCGGCGGCGGCACGACACTTGAGTGGGGTGTTACGGGTGTTATAACCGACATTGGAAACGGCGTTGGGCAGGGTAAGGACATTGGCCTTTATGCGCGTGTCGTTATTCCTTTAGATAAGCCTAAGAGCCGTGTGAATTGTGATGACTTGTTTCAAATTGAGCTAACCCACAGACGCCTTGAAATTCAAATGCTTCGCGCTGAACTGCAACAGCTTAAAAAGTTGCAGGAATCAGGTGAAAACGATGAAGGCGAAATGGAGTTTGAAAACTGATGACTGATCTGACTAAAGTTGCAGATAACATTGATGGCCTCGCAGACCGCGAGATCAAAGCTGGAGGTTTTAAGTTTACCTTCGCCTCTGTCTTCGCAATCTTTGCTTTTATCGGAACTATTGTCGGTGGCCTGTATGGCGGGTTTGTTTTGTACCAGAAGATTGAAGAGGTAGCAGGGCTTGATATTGGGGAGTATCAACAGCAAATGGAAGTTATGGACGCTCGAATGCTTGGCATTGCTGAGAAGGTTGAGGAGGGCGTCGAGTATTCCCGTGCCATCAAGAATGGCCTGACGGATGACATTTTGCGGATCGAACAGCAGACTGACCGTATAGAAGACATGGTTCGGGAGATGGAAGACAAGGTCCGCGCTATGATTGACGCTGCTGAAGTTCGTTTTGAAAATCAGAGAGAACGTGTTAGAAGCAGTCAAGACGCGGATATGAAGGAACTTGAGAACAGGCTGATGGATAAATTGCAACGTGCATTAGACAATCCTTTGGCTGATTAGGAGATTGATATGACTGAGTTTGAAAAGGCCGACAGTGACGGATCTGGCAACATAGATAAGTCTGAGTGGGACGCTCTGGCCCTAGAAAACCGGAAGCGCGTACTTGATGACGAAGACGCTCATCGAGATGCCCAGCGTAAAATGACTTGGTTTGCGCTCTCAGGGATGCTGCTTTATCCCTTCGCTATAGTCCTGTGCGCTATTATGGGGCTGGATCAAGCCATGAACTCTCTTGCTAGTATCGCTGGGGTTTATTTTGTATCCGTATCTGCGCTGGTTGGGGCATTCTTTGGATTTTCTAAGCTGGGAGGTAAGAAAGAATGATAGCTTTATTAGGTAGTGCGCTGGGGTTTGGAACATCGTTTCTGCCGCAAGTGCTGGGGTTCTTTCAAAAGAAACAGGATCACAAAAACCGAATTGAAGAACTTAAACTACAGGGCGAACTTGCAAGCCTTGGCGTTACGCACGACATCCAGAAACTAGATAAGCAAGCTGAGATTGCAGAAACGAAGGCTTTATATGAATTTGCTAACCCTCGTAGCGGCTTTGCCGCAGGATTATCCGCATCTGTACGGCCTGTTATTACTTATGCTTTTTTTGCTTTATTCCTATCCGTTAAAGCGGTCATACTATTAAAGGCAATGGAAGCTGGCAACGATTGGCAAGACGCAGTGCCTTTAATGTTTGATGATGAAACACAGGCTTTGTTCAGCGCAATCATAGCGTTTTGGTTCGGGCAGAGAAGTGTAAGTAAATTTATGGGAGCAAACAAATGATCTTAACTTCTTCACAGGTAAAGCACTTGCTTCATGGCAACGATGATTGGGAAAGCTGGGTCGAACCCATGCAAGAACTTTTGCCAAAATATGGTGTGAACACCGAAGATAGAATTGCAATGTTCGTTGCTCAGTGTGGCCATGAAAGCCTGAACTTCAAAGTTCTAAAAGAAAACCTTAATTATTCTGCCAAGGGCCTTAACGCTATCTTCCCTAAATATTTTGAACGTGCTGGGCGCGATGCTCAAGAATACCATCGTCAGCCCGAAAAGATTGCTAATATCGTATATGCGAGCCGCATGGGTAATGGACCGCCGTCGAGCGGGGATGGCTGGAAATTTTCGGGAAAAGGCGTCATCCAATTGACGGGCTTCGACAACGTATCTGCCTTTGCGAAGAGCGTTGGCATGGATCTAGATGACACAATCGAATACCTTGGAACCAAGCGCGGCGCGTTGGAAAGTGCTTGCTGGTTTTGGGATGAAAACAACTTAAACCGCCACGCAGATGCTCAGGATGTTGTTAAGGCGACCAAAAAAATTAATGGCGGAACGATTGGCCTTGCTGATCGAAAGCACCACTACAAACGCTCTCTGGACATCTTAGGTGGCAGCTACGTTGCTGTCCGTGCGCCTATCCTATTAAAGGTTGGATCAACTGGCAAAGAAGTTGAAAAGGTGCAGTCCGCATTAGGACTGGAAACGGATGGAGTTTTTGGTATAATGACGCAAAAGGCGGTTCAGGCGTGGCAGGAAAGTAAAGATCTTGTTGCTGATGGGATCGTAGGCCCGAAGACTTATAACGCAATGCTGTCCTAAAGGAATATTGTTTATGCCATTGCAGCTCTTAAAATATAACCCCGGTGTCGTAAAGGACATCACTGAGTATGCTGCTGGCAAGAACGGCCCGTTTTGGGTTGATAGTGATCTTGTGCGTTTTAAAAACGGCTACCCAGAAAAGCTGGGCGGATGGCAAAACGATGAAATACATGCAATAGATACCTCTGGGGCAATTACTTCTACAGCCGCTACTATTGAGGGTATTGCCAGACGCATGGTATACTGGAGAGCTGCGGCGGACGGCGAGGATCGGCTTGCCGTTGGTACGCATAACCACCTTTTTATTATTGAGAACGGCGCGATCTACGACATCACGCCCCTGCGCGATAAAACTGACGCCGCAACCACAACATCTGAGGCTCTGGACAATAGCGAAACGTCTATAGATTTGGTCAGCATATCTGGGTTTAAAACTGCTGGCGCTATAAAGATTGCTAACGAAATCATTACATATACAGGAATTAGCACCCTAACCCTGACAGGATGTACACGCGGAACCAATTCCACGTCAGCGGCGGCACACGACAGCGGTATCGCGGTCACGCAGGTTCTGATTAACCCCATGACCACGGCGGATGAAAGCACATCAGTAACTATTACAGATACAACTCACGGAGCGTCACAGGGCGACTGGGTGGTTTTCAGCGGCGCGGCTGCTATTGGCGGCGTGGCGGCGGACGATCTTAACAGGATGTCTGGGTATCAAATCACATACATTGACGCAAACTCTTACAGCATAACCGTCCCATCAGCGGCCACGTCAACTGTGTCGGCAGGCGGTGGTCTTACTGTGGTGATCAGTTATTTAATTGGTAATTCTGCGTCACTTGGGACGCAAAGTTCGTCTCCTGCATTGGGTTTTGGAGTTGGCGGCTGGGGCGAAAGCACTTGGGGTACGGCTAGAGCCACGTCAAACGCTGCCGTTAGTTTGGATAATAGCTCTTGGAACCTATCGCTTTGGGGCGAAGATTTAATTGCTACAGTGCGTGGCGGGGCAATTTACTACTGGGATACATCCGCAGGCGTTACCAGCAGGGCAGTGCTTGCGTCATCTATAGCAGGCGCTGACGATGTACCTGCTATAGTGCGGGTTACCACAGTGTCGTTTCCTGATCGACATTTCATTGCAGGCGGATGCACAATAT